AGTTTTAATGTATTTACTACATAAACAGATGCTCTGGAAGAGTCTAAAAGTTTCTTTTCACCTTCTGCTATATTAACAACTTTTGCTGAGTCAAGTGTTGCACTGGCAGATACAGCCTGTACTTCTGTATGAGTTCCTAACCTAGTTCCACCTTGAGTAGAACCATCATGTATTCGTAATGTATTATTGGTTGTGTCAAAAGTAATTTCACCGGCTTGTCCAGTGAAAGCATTATTTTGTGCAGCCGTGCCTCTTCTAAATTGTAATACTGTTGGCATATCTAACCTTTTATAATATCTCTACTATTTATACCTTTAAGCTCCAACATGAGATTCACTTTGCCCTAAATCTCTAGTTGTAGTTGAAGCATTTGGTTTTAAACAATCGTAGAATGTTCTTTGTTCTTCTCCAAAAGGACCGGCATCTTTATCACCTAAACCTGTTTCTGTAAAATCAGAAGTTCCTTGAGTAGCTCTTAAATCTGTATTTTGGGCTCCTGGTACAGTAGTTGAAAATTCTTTTGCTTCTCCACCATCTCTAAGAGAAATAACTTTACCACCAGCTTCTTTAACTGTAAGACCACCATTTTCAAATATAGCTTCTTTAATCTGATTATCAATGGATTTAATTTGTGTAGTACCTAAATAAAGAGATTGATTTGAAAGATATAAATCTCTCCATTTATGTGTTGGTGTACCTAAATCATATGCTGAATCTAATGCAGGAACTAAATTTTGTTGTAAAGCTAATAAATAAGCTGAATCAGTTGTTCCACTACCACCTCCTCCACCATATTGTTTTGCAAGTGCTATAACATCTTTTTCGCCAAGACCACCTCCACCAAGACTGGCCAGCGATTTATTTACGTTACTTACAAACCTATCATAATTCTTTTGATACTGATCTAATGGACCACTTAATAAAGGTTCTATATCTTCAGTTGTTAATGATTTACCTTCTGGTCCTTCTGGTCCTCTAAAACCTCTTTCACCCTGATCACCTTTGAGACCTTGTTCACCTCTGGCGCCTTGAATACCTTGTTCACCCTGTTCACCAATTAAACCTTGAGGCCCTTCTGGGCCTGGATAACCTCTTTCACCTTGAGGTCCTTGCTCACCAATTAAACCTCTAATACCTTGAAGTCCTTGGGGCCCTTGAAGTCCTTGAGGGCCTTCTTCTCCCACAAATCCTGGTAAACCTTGCTCACCTTGCTCACCTTGAGGACCAATTAATCCTAAATCACCTTTTTCACCTTTTTCTCCAGTAATACCTTGAGGACCTTGTTCACCTTTAAGACCACGTGGTCCAGTTATACTTTCACCGATAGGACCTTGAGGACCTTCTTCTCCTTGTTCACCTACAGGCCCACGCAAACCGATAGGGCCTTGTGGTCCTTCTTTACCTCTAACACCTTTTTCTGGAATTTTTAATTTTAATCGCTCGAGTTCTTCGTTTAATTCTTTAATTTTTATCGCGATTAAAGCTTCGTTGATTATTTTCGACATACCGAATTACTTTTTCAATTGATTGAGTGTCTGTTCTAGAACCTCTAATTCTTTTGATTTAATATCAATATCCATTGCTTCAGAAATACTTAAATCAGAATCTTTATGTGCCATTTCTTTTTTAGGCTCTGGTTCTTCTTTTTTAGGTGGTGCTGGTTTAGGTGCTGGTGCTGGAGCTTCTTCTTCCTCTTCACCATTTTCTATACCTTGTTCAGCTTCATCTTTAGTTTCATCAGCCATTTTTTCAATATCTTCATCTGTTAATCTTAACACATTTTTCATTACCCATTCTTTTGAGAAATATGTACCAACATATTGAGATACTAAATCTAAAGTTTGAACTCTTTCTCTTAAAAGTTCTGATTCTTTTAATTCTGCAAAGTGATTATCTTTTAAGAAATCGACAATAATATCATTTTTCATTTCGTCCCAATCAGTATCAATTATAATTCCTTTTAATTGTAATTGGGTTTTTAGTATACCTAAAAATAAATGTGAAAATCTTTGTCTAATTCTTTCTACAAATTTTTGAAATTTTAATTCATCTCTACTAATTTCAGTAGATCTACCTAGTGAAAATTGTGCTTCTTGTTCTAATCTATTAATTGGAACGTTAAGTGATTTATATAATTTTTTCTGAAAGTAAACTATATCATCTATTTCACCAAGATTTTGACCTCCAGGTAAAGTAGAAATTTCTGTTCCTCTACCACCTTCACGTCTTGGAATCCAAAAATCTTCTATCATGGACATATGTTTACGATCATCTCTTATTTCACCAGTTTTGGCATCGTAAACAATTTTATTTCTATAACGTGCCATAATATCTTTCATATACTGTTCGGCTTTACCTCTTGGAAGGTTACCAACATCTATATAAAACATTCTTCGTTCAGGTGCACGTGATAACCTGTAAATAACTAGCGAGTCCTCCATCATTCTTAATTGATTCAGAGGTTTCAATGCTTTATGTAAATAACTTAAAACTTTTTTTCTGGCTTCATCTAATAAACCAGATGTGACATAACTTACTGAATCAAGACTTAATTTTACCCCACCTGAAATATTTGAAGTTATAATAGACCCTTTAACACTTTTTGGTTTTTCTTGATAGATATAATATTCATCTACTCTTTCAATTAAATTAGCTCCAGTTTTAAGATCTTTTTTCTTTTTAATCTGTTTTACTTTTCTAATTTTTGATGCATCAATAGGCCTTATTTCTTGAATACCAGCTTTTAATTGTGCTTCATTCACAACTAAATGGTGATATATTCTTCCGTCAATATACCATCTTTTAAATATATCGTGACCATTTTCTGCAAAATTAAGCATGGAATAAATATTATCAAATTCTTCTTTAATTTGTTTTTTAATTCCATCACTTACTTTAAGATTTTCTAAATTTATATCAACTGATTGTTTTTCTTCTTCAGATACAGAAACAATTGCTTCATTGCAAATATCTTCAAGAGCTGCATCACATTCTGGATGCATAGAAGTTCCTCTATATTTCATAATCAATTGAGCATTATCTTTAGAATCATCACCATCTAAATTAATATACTGTCCATAATGTGAACCAGATGCAGTTACATAACCTGCACCATCATCATCAATAGCGGGGACTATAGAAGGTTTCTTTTTAGGGTCTTCGGTTGGGGCTCTTTTTATTTCAAAACCAAAAAGTCGAAGACTTTTATTATCTGCGTCTGCCATATTATTCCTTTATTAAAACCGGAGGTGGATAATATAACCCACCTCCATATTTAATATTATTTATTACGCCGCGTTAACGCCGTCTGTGGTATCAGATGTCCAGTATTGATACTGCCATGTGACTGTAAATCTTTCGATTTCTTCTCCAGTCGCATAACTTAAATCAATAGAACTTATATCAGCAGGCCAAGCATCTTTAAAGGTATAAACCTTTTTAACAGATTCATCTCTATCAAATTGTTTAACTTGAAGATCTGCACAATACTGTTCAAGAAGTTGAGTTCCACCAATATCGGAATGATTTGCAATTGCATTCATCCAAACTTCAAACGCATTTCTGAGTTTAAAATTGACATCGTTAATTATTTGAGTTGTCCACGCGTCGAATGTTCTATCACCGGCAAGTTTTAATTGTCTTCCTCTAAATGAAAGTGGTATAGTACCTATAGAAGAAGCCGGTAAAGAAGTGGCTTCGCACATGAACGATGTAAGATCCGCATCTACGTCAACACCTAAACCCCCTCTTGGGTTATTAAGTGTTACTTGAAATAGATTAGGTCTTGCACCACCACCCGCTAATCGGGCTTTGAATTGATCTACACTACCTAGTGCCATTTTTTACCTCCCTTAAACGCCAGCAGTGCCAACGATCTCTTCAAATGCAACACCAGTTCGAACAGCCACAAAATTAAGTGTGACAAAGTTAATTGAACGGGCAGGTTTGATATAGATGTTAGCAATAAATTCGTTACGATCAATAACTGCAGGGGTATTAACTGTTTCATCAGCAATAACTCTGAAGTCGGTTATTCCTCTTCGTGCCTTGACATCTCTGAGGACTGGTTCAATGATATTTACAAATTCGGCTCGGGTAAATTCATCATTAAACTCAAACATTACATTCTTTGCAGCTTGTGCAATTGCTCTTTCAATAGTTAAGAACAATCTTCGTACATTAATTCTATCAAAAGCTGAAGGTCTTTGTAATGCAGTTTTATCTCCAAATAAACAAACACCAGATCCTGCTATATTTACAACTGGGTTTATACCAGCTTTATATAGTGTATCTCTTCTTGATTTATTTGGATTATAATCAATGGATGTTACTCCAAGATATTGACCCCTTCTTGTACCAGCAGGTGAGAACCATGGAGCAGCAACTCTATCGGTTTCAGCCATAAGACCTGCAGTAGAAGATGCAGCTGGTATTTGAATGTATTGGTCATTAAACTTATCATAAACTTTCAAATAGTTACCGTCCATAACTAAATATGATGATTTGGTAAATGTTGCAGCAGTAGCTACAGCATTTGTTGTTACAGTTCCTTCATTAGTAACACCAACAACATCTGATCTAGCTGGTGATGAAACTGCCACACAGTCTTTTCTTGCAACGGCACCTACTACTAAATCATTAGTAATAGTAGTTTGATCAGCTCTAGATGACATACCAGGAGCAATTAAAAAATCTACTTCAACAGCTTCAATATCATCAAAATTATTGAAACCGGCCATAACTTCTGTAGTTCCTAATGCAGCTGAATTATCTCCACTATCAAAATCATGATTTACTGTAGTATTTAATCCAGCATTATATGTTCTTTGATTACTAGAAATAAGAGCCGAACCAGCAAGAGCAGCATTATAATCTGAATCCCAAGCAACTTGGTAAATATATTCTGATCTTTCATTAATTAAAGTTT